CACATTAACAATGAACATAAAAATATAATAAGATATTTGGATTTACTTGGTGATAAAGTAGAATGGTATAAGGTAATTAATGAAGACTATTCAAGATGCGACCTAATATTTAAAATAAGGGGTAAAAGCCGTATTTTTCTAGCTGAATTCAAGACTAGGGATATACACTATACTTTATACAGAGATAGTCTCTTAGAATCAGATAAAATACCTGGTATAGAAAATCAAGCTAAACAACTTGGTTATGATAATCCCAGGTTATTATTTGTAGTTAGTTATAATGATGGTAGTATGTTTCATTTCAATATGAAAAAGTATGATAGAACTGGGGCCCAAAAATGCCCCAAACATACTTCAATAGATGGTATAAGTGAAATGGTTATAAAAGATTGTATCTATTTTAATTTAAATACTGAAAATAGGATTATTTAATTTTCTCTTCCCTTATTTAATTTAGTCATTATTTGTTCCTTAATATATTTAATTATTGGTAAACCTGTAATCTTCTGGAACGATTCACTTATGCTATAAATCTCTACAGTACTAAGGTACGTGACGATTATCTTAACAAATGGCACATAACTAGATAAGTAGGTCTCAGCTATAAAACCTGATATTAAGAATAAATTGTAAACCAACATCTTAATAGCAGTTATCTTCAGCTTCTTACTCTCTATTTTTTCACCATTCTTATAAGCTGCTATTAGTGCAAAACATAAATCCATAGCAATCAAGAACCCACAAGCTAAAATTGCGCTTTGTAGCGGTGCGATAACGGCTAAAGTTGCTAATCCTATGTTAAATAAAATATCTTTCATTATAAATATAATCCTATTCTCGAATAATTATTTGTGTTTGGTTGTAATACGTCACACTCTACCGAATCCTTAAATAAAGGAAACTTTTCAATATTTTGATTTAAATAATCAATAAGCCTTTGTTTAAGAAACGCCACATCATTAAGCGTATCACTACGTAATGATTGCATATCCTTGTATTCAATACTATCTGAAGTCTCATTCTTCTTCAACACAAGCGAGCTATTCTCAAATTTAACCCATAAATAAGGAATTGCTCTATATAAACTAGCTTTGATTAAATAATTATACATATATGTGTTAGTAAGCGTAAGCTCATCAGTAGTACGAGTACCACCAAGCGTAGCTGTAACTAAATGCTTATAGAAACGCTCACCTAATAAATTTTGCAAGTCAACAATGTGCGCATCATATATACAAGGTTTTAAGATAAAATCCTCAGCGTTATTTTCAATAATAGTATCATTCTTAAGATTTTGGGTTGATACCCACATTACTCTTTGTTCCATAATAATTTTGTGATATTAAATTGCTTTATTTTTATTGGTGTTAAGTTTTCATCCATACCATTTGCATAGTAATTTAATAAGTTTAACTTCTTTTCTATGATTTTCTGAAATGTTGTGATAAATGTTTCTTGTAAAAGTAAGAATGATTCGATAATTTGCTCACTACCACCCAACTCACCAGGCACCCTAACACCCACCATATTTGGATTAGTAATATTATTGGCGATAAGTACATTATTTAATACCATCTCTTCAACATTTAAATACTTGCTATCTGCTGCTGTTTGGTCAATAACTGTAATCTCTGGTGCACTTTCTTTACCATCGCTGAAGGTTAGTATTGTTTTAGCTCCAGTTGAACCCTTGAACTTTTCATCCATCTTTTTAGCAATATCTTCTTGTTGCTCAGGTGCTGGAATACCAGTTGCTAAGTTAAATAATAAAGAAGGTGTGTAACCATCAATAGCACAAGCTAATTGATATCTCATTATTTCAGAATCCAATCTAGCGTAGTTATAAGCAGAATACCAGTGAGGTAAACAGTAATAATCTAAACCAACTGTGTAGCGTTTTATATATAATAATTGTGATTTTTCTTCTTTATTTTGAGCATCAAACTCTGCTACTTCTATAGTTCTTGTTTTTTCTTTACTATCGGCCCAATCTTTTGATAATAAAAACTTTCTATTTTCAGTATTTAAATCTGGATTATAAATCCTAACTTTCTGAAACGGTACGTGTTTAACTAAGCTAATTCTTGAACCATCATTACTCCATACTGTATTCAATGAAGTACCTCCAAAATACATAAGGTCTAAGGCCATCTTCTCAACTATTTCCTCCATATCATCATCACCATATTGATTTTCTAAGAACCTAAGTGTTTTATCATCCATATTTTCTATATCAAAACCATCACCCTCAATATACTTAGCTAATGACTTAAGTATACTTGCTGTTTTTGGTGAGTTCTCCAATGTAGTTATAATATCATTTGGTAATATGTTGTTTGGTCCAAACTCAATATATTGTCTTGTACCAACTTTTTCTATATTTTTAATGTTAACATAAGGATTTCTGTTTGCGGTAAACTGAATACTTACTTTCTCTTTTTTATTTTCTTTATTTTCCATAATTGTTAATATATATAATAGTCCACAGGTTGAGTTTCCTCATTGAAATTGGATGTTGAATCGATGTAAAACATACCAGACTGTATTTTATTTAATTTAAGTTCACTATCAATATCATACTCATATACATTAAACACATAAGTACCATCAATGCTGAATAGTTCCTTAAGGTCTTCATCATCTATTAAATCAAACTCGAACTCGTTAAATCTTAATCTTTGTTCTGGTGAGCTTATATCTTCTAATATGACTTCAGTGAATTCGTTTTTGTTTTTAGACCTTATTTCAAACAAATAAAATAATTCTTCACACTTATTTTGCGTATCTTCAAAGAGTGTTAGAAAAATTTGATTAACTTGGTCTTTATGTATTCTAATCATAATACTTGTTTATTTTAAATATAAAATCAAAGTGTATATAAATAAAAAAGGTGAGGAATAATCCCCACCTCTTTAACTATAATCTTTAGATATACTATTAGCTACCAATTAAAGCTTCAAATGCTGAAAATAAAATCTCTTGAAAAGGTTCTGGTTCTGACCCGATTAAGGTAAACTCAGTACCGTTTCTATCACCAATTGCTACACCTGTTTGACGAATAGCTGAAGATAAGTCTAATCCACGTCCTGCCCCTACTATCCAATATTTCCCATTCAAATCACCGACAATTGCAATTGTTAAACTTTTTGCAACTAATGCTAATTCAGCTCTCTTTGCAGAGTCTAATTTATTTAACACCATCATTACTTCTGGTGCGTAAACTACTGTCTCATTTGCTGGGTCCATTGAAATGTTCTCAGTTAATGAAGAAATGTTTTTTTGTAAAGTGTACTTATGTAATTCAAAGTTAACTGAAGCGTCACCAATAGCTGTAATGATTCCTTCAGTATCAGCTGTAAAAGTTAAATCTTCCCAGTTAGCCAAATAAACCTCTTTTATACCACCTGAGTTGTCACGACATCCAACGCCAAAACCCTGTGTTAACAAACAATCTATATTACTCATAATTTTTAATTTTTTTAATTTATTATTATTATTATTTGGGGGGCGTTTAACCCCCCTTTAATTTATTTTAATTAGAACGTTACTCTAACAACGTGAGAACCAAATAATACAGCCGTTCCTAATTTATACTGGATAGAGATGTAATATTGTTTATCTTTTTGCTCAAACCATCCAACAAAATTTGAAGGGTCACTTTCTAAATCAAGACCTACAAATAAATTTGATTTATATGTGATTACGATATCATTGTTAGGAGCTGCAGCTAAACCTTTTGTAGGAAATACAGTTACTTTAGAACCTCTGTGTCTTACACCAGTTTCGTAGTAATCCGTTACTGGATTTACGTGAAAAAGATTAGCATCTATTGCTGCATTAACGTAAGTTTGGAATTGTCTTGGACTCATATAAGCGTAAGTCTCAACATCTAACAATTCTTCAGGCATAGACTGAATAAACTCATCCATTTTAGCGATTGCGTTAGATACTGTGAAAGTACCACCAGTTAATTCAATAACACCAGCAGCGTCATCAATTTTCTTTAATAAACCATCAGTAATACCTAAGTTACCTGTACCAGCAACTGAATCACCTTGCCAGATTTGCTTCTCAATAACCTCAGATACTTTTTGGTTTTGCTCATCAATAAAGATAGCTTCTAATGGTAAAGTTGATTGGTAAGAACCAGCTTGGAAAGCTACTTGTGCCCATTTCTTCTCTAAATCCTTTAAACAAAATGCACGGTCTATTTGTACATCTGTCACTTTTAATTCTACCTTATCTAAGGCTGTTACTCCTGAAAAAGCTGAACCACAAAAACCCTCAACAGCTACAATAGTGCTATCTAATACGTTTAAGTTGATTGCAGATTTAACGTCAGGTTGTACTGTTACTAATCCTTTAGCTAATGTGTTAGCACCTAAGATTGCTTTAAATTGCAACTCACTTGATGTCTCATTAACATAGTCATTTAAATTTGATAAATCGAATGCCATAATTTTTAATTTTTAATTTTTATTTTATTATTTATTAATATATTTTCTAGCAATTTCAGTGTAGGTCGCTAAATCACCATTATTTTCTTTTGTCTTAGCTAATCTAGCTACTCCATTATTTGAAGGTTTTTTGTTAAACTCAGTTGAAATTTTTGCGATTTCTTCATTTTGTTTACTCATTAATTCTTCTTGAGAATCAACAGTACCTTCCATTTCAGCAATCTTTGCTTTCAACATTTCCATATCAGTAACAAC